CAATATTTATTCTTAACACCTGTCAAGAACTTTAAAACTTGTTCTTTTAAATATACTTCCACATCATTTTTGGGTAGTGTTGATATGTTTTTCTCAAAATTATCATACAATTCACAAAATGTACCATCCGCGTTGCATACATATTTCTTGCTCTCAAGTATGCCATTTACAAACGCTTTTGGATAGCTTGGATCCGCAACACAGTCGATCGCGATCAATCTCATGTCACGTACAACATTGAATCCTTCGTTGCTCTCTTCGAGTTGACCTAATGATCTACTAGACACGCCTAATGAACAACCATCATTAATAAGAGACTCGACTATCATACCAGCTGGCGTGGATAACACTTTAGCTTCACCCATCACAACATTACCCTCGAAATTCAGCCTAGTCACAATGTGACACGCTTTGTCTAGACTCACATCCGCTGATGTAGGGTGGTTCAGCTCTCCGAATGCTCGTTTCTTACTAATACATTCTTCATTGTATCGCCGGACTTCACGCTGCATTTCTTCTAACGGATACTGACGTTGGTTGCGATTGGTCTCGTTGCACACCATGAAAGGTCCTTTGATGTACATGCTTTTTTTCTTGGTTGCGCTCTCTTCTTGTATCAAATACTCAAAATCATCACAATTGGTTTCCTCCACAAGTAAATTGAATGGTGTGTTCATATTAAAATTATTTATTATGATTTGAGCATATTCTACTTATTTGTTACCAAATAAATGTTTCTCGGTGATTATTTGAAATTTATAACCGTGTTTATCACACCATTTTTGCGCGGCAGACCATTTGGCTTGATTGCGTACATACTCTATATTTTCATACAACACGGTGCTTTGTTTTTTGTTCCCGTGCGTTGTGGGTCTTCGCGTTTGTTTGCTCGGTTTAATTTCTATTAAGTACTTTACAAGGCTGTTACCCTCTTTTATAACCACTCGATTATCTACCATGTATCGATGCGCTTTTTGATCAATAGGGTTTATATACGGTATGATAACTGACTCACTAGACCACTCAACAACTCTAGGGTTGTTATCGCACCACCGGAAGAATTTTAATTCCCAGCTGCTCAAATAGCGTGGGTTTTTTGCTCCTTTGTATTTACCACCAGCTGTTGGTTTGTACACACCTTGTTTGTATTTTGAGTATTTTGTTTTTTTCACTACCCGACAAAGAACATTGGAGGATTAGCATCACCAATACCAGGTGCACCTTCATACAGCTGTGTCTCAAGAGTTTGTTTCTCTTGCATGCCTTCTGATAACAGTTCACCATAATTCAGCTGACCACCACCAAATAAAGCTGTACCGGCATACTTACCACGTACCCTGGCTATCGTTATTTTGGTCAATGCTAGAGCATATTGATACACCCATATCTCTCTGACTAGATCACGTAAAGGCTTCTCAACATACGCGCCAACAATACCATAGAAGTGTGCGCTGTTATCGTTAGATGGTTCTGGTGTTAAGAAAAGTCTTTGTAGTCTTTCATCAAATTTAAAATAGTGTTGTTGCGATAGTAGTTTGCTCCTGGTGTCAAGCCAGTTTTTTAATGTGTACCAACTGACAAGATCGAAACCGTATTTCCCGAGTGCGTAACTAAAATATGTTTGCTGAGCCAGTGTTTGCTCGATGGTGAACAATGTATTAATACCACTGGTGCTGCCTTGCTCAAATGAAAACACATCGATCACTTTTCTGTTGGCTTCTAGGTCGTGGTCATGCCCTCCGGAGACAGAACCGGTTGTTGCATCATTACCGACACCAGAGGGTGTCATGGTGTATGTTTCTCGCATCTCCGGTGTTTTCGAGAACAAAGCATCTATTGGTAACCCTCTGCCTTTCTCATACAAGGTGCTGTTGAACACCAAAAATTCTTCTGTATAACCAGCATACTTGGTGAACATCTCGATTGAAATGGAAATATTGTCCATCACCTGATTTTGATGTGCCTCAATATTCACTTGAGGATAACCAAGTGTCATGGCTATTCTTTCCGCAAGTTTTGCGAAAGATGTTACGCGATTGTTTAAATTTGTACTATAAAAATAACTTTCTGGTAACGCTGGAATTGAATTTGAGATGTGGCCCATGAAAGTATTTATTCATACTACGCGGGAGGAGCGGCATCCGGAGGTGGAGCCGCAGCGGGTGCCGGGCCACCGAAATCAGGTGGTGCTTCTATACCACCGGCGTCCATTGGAGGTAATCCCATACCACCACCTCCCATGAGCGGATCACCTCCCATGCCACCATCTATACCGGCTTGCATCTGATCAGCTTGCGCTTGTAATGCTTCTTGCCAGTTTGGACCAAATTGCTCTATTTGCGCAAGTTCCCAGTTCAATTGCCTGTCTTTTCTGAGCCATTCACGATTCTGTTTGATCTCTTCATCAGACCAGTCCAAATATTTTTTCATGGCATATGTTTGAGAAACACTCTCATTACCTCCTATTTGTGTAAAATTATTCACTTTCAATTCCATGATTTGAGATTCTCTGAGTGTGTAAAAATTCGTAGGTGGGTTGAACTCTATATCGAAATGATGCTCCTTGAGCTTGTAATCATCCCACAATTTTGTTAATTTTAAATGTGTAACAAATGTGTCTTTCAACGCCATTGCGAATTTTTGTTGAAAGCGAATAAGCGTTCTAGCAAATTTTAGCTCTTCTCTCAACATGTTCGTACCATCATCATAAACTGATGCCGTGTCTAATCGACCTACTGGAATGTGTAATGATTTGTAGAGTTTCTTGACAAAATAGTTTAGGTCTTCGATATTATCAAAACTAGAGTTTTGTTGTAGACTTTGAACCGTCGATCCTTCACTTCCCTGTCTTTTCGCGAACCAGTAGCTGTCTAGATATGATTGAGGGTCAAACGCATTGATACGACCGCCTTGATTGTTATCAAATGTTTTTCTGTTAAAATAATTGTGCATCAATTTTTTGAGATACGCTTCTGCTTTTGGTGGAGATAGATTACCCACATCAACATTGAACATTAATCGCTCCGGGGATCGCACCAGTCTGTGCACCACAACAGCGTCTTCCATCATGGTTAACTGTCTATACGCTCTCCGGCAGTTCTCGATGAACGGAAGTCTCATGGTCTTATCTTCATTCCACAAGCCGCTATGAACATAGCACATTTGATGTTTGTCAAATGGCACAAAATTATAATCTTCAACGGAATTGGTTTTCGGGTTTATAACAGGTTGACGTAGTAAGTAACCTTTGATCAACATGTTTTGTACATTGTCATATATAGGGTCAACCAGCTCTGCTGGTACCTCGACAAGACCCAGTATACCTGCGTCTGTATGATCTTCATGTATTATATGTTCGAAAAATATCTCACCATCTATTAACAAGCTACGGAAATACTCCCAGCCTTTCACATCCAGATTGAAATAATCTACTATTTTTTTAAATTCTTTATCAAGCTCTGCTCTTATTGTTGAGCTAAAGTCAGTGTCCTTATATTTGATGGTAGCTATTTCTTGTTTGTCATTCTCTACAATCACGCTGTCACATATTTCATCTAACGCGTCTGCCACCTCTGCATATGCACCCATCACTCGATAATCTAACAACCTTCTACCTTTGTCAACATCCACGTTCGAGTACATGAACTGATGATAGTTTTTATCAATCGCAATTGAACCTTCTGGGAATTGATCATCAGATGTTGGTTTTGATACGCTATATTTTGCTAATACATTTTCTCTACGGGTACCGGTGCTGTAAAAATGTTTGTATGTTGGATTGACTTGATTAATGGTGTCGAGCATCAACGTGTCTTTGGTATACGGTAATTTCGACGAAACATATTGCATGAAATCACGACCGAATTGACCCAGTCTTCCTTTGTTCAGTTGTTTATCTGCCATGGCTTATATTATTTATCTTATATGTTTAAAAATCCTAGCTTCCCAAAGATGTGTTTATAACCATACCGCTTGTGGGCTGTACATAGGCTGTTTGATCAGATGATTGGTTTAGATCCACACTAGCGCGACCATAGCCAGCCCTGTTCGATATAATTATATCGATCAAACTATTATCCCCACTGGCAGGAGGCAGTGTGACACTCAATGTGTTTTCATTAATAATTTCTGGTGTCAGTTCTATGCCATCAAATGCTGGGAATTTTGTGGTCATGACTGGTGCAGAATCTGTCTCTAACACAGCGGACTCATACAGGTTATATGACGTTAATGGTACACCGAATGTGTTAAGATCTGTTATCGGTACAGCGAATGCTCGCAGCTGCTCATGCTCCAATCTACCAAACAATGGCGACACCGGTTCAGTCGTTTCAACGCCGGAAAATGTACTGGTTGTCAACGTGAGTTTTTTTTCGTTTGACCAGAATCCATGACCGAGTATCACATGTGTTGTGGATCGGTCTTGTTGCTTGACGAGGTTTGAAATGTTAGTGATTTGTGGTCGTGCGCGCACGTAAAATGTGTCTTTATGTATAGTCATCATGTTACATCAAAAAGAGAATTGAATCTTTTAATTTTATCTGGAGTTGATATGTCTGGTATGTCATCAATTGATTCCAATGCAAATGTGTTTGTCTCGACTTGAAATATTGTCTTAACAGGTGTTGTGTCTTTCCTATACAACCACGCTTTTATGGTAAATGATGTATCTGCAGATACACGATAAGGTGTGTCAGGTGACATTTCTGTGGGATATGTTATCGAGACATTATCATTCCACAACACTTCGGATCTGATCTCTTGGGGTATGTTTGTGAATTCACCAGGCACTTTCCAAGATATGATTATGTACGGGTTGTTATATGGTATAAAATTGCTCAATATTTGATCCATGTCTGTTTGAAATTTTGTGAGTATCGACATGTTCACGTTTATGTTGACAGGCACTGGTTGTGGTACGCGATCCTCTCTACCAACATCACCGGATAGTGTAGTTGATTCGGTTGTCAGGTAATATGATGAATCAAGCTTGTTGAACACTCTCGTGTTGTCGCGAGCGATATTTGTCACATTTACTGACACAACAGGTAGTGTTATGTGTTTAGCTTTGTTCAATATATCATGTATCACACGCTGCTTAGGAGCGTAAAGATATCTAACCTTGATTTTATCCTGAACCTCACGCTTGTTGTTGAATCGCTTTATAACCACGCCATCAAAAGCCGCGACAAATTGTGTCAACACATCTTTTATCTCAAAATAAAATGGATCTGATTTCATGTTTAAATATTTATTAACGGAGTGTTGTATTTAGTTGACATGTATAAATCGAGGGAATCGAGTTGTTTTGAATCCAAAACACGATCATATAATATCATTTCTGAAAATCCCCCGACATGTAAAAGATTTGTTATGTCAAATTTTATCTTTTCGTATCCGAAAGGTTTGAATGTTTTCTTTTTGTTTTCATCACATGTTTGATACAATGCGATTGGTTGCTTGCCTTTATGTATGACAATTAATAGTGTGTAATTTTTCGGAAGGCTTTTTGTATATTGTGGTTTGATACATGCTCGTGGCGTGCTTCTCATGAGTGCCATCGATGGCCAATTGTATTTAACCTTCCCGGATTTATCAAAAGCATTTATCATATTGGCGTGGTCACATCTAATCATCGGAACGAGATCTCTAACATCTTTAACATTTGCATTATACACGAGCTCTTTAGCTTCGAGATGCAATATCACATCATTATATGAATAAACAGCATCCCGATGTTCATCAATCCGGATTGACTCTGTTACAACACCTTTTATTTGCTCCGCTCCTCTTTTGGTTACTATCCTATATTGGTATCTGTTACCAAAATGTATGTCATGATCGATATATTCTGTGCATGTTTGGTTACAGGTGAATATATTTTCAATGACAGCGTGTTTTGAACCAAACAGTTCATTGCATGTGCGCTGAACAACTAATTCAACATTATTGATATATGTACATGGTGGCTCCCACGAGATTGATATCGTGTTGTTAGCTGTTGTTGATATCTGTTTCACGGGTTTGATGATACTGATTTGCGGGATGCTGTCCGTGTATAGTAGCTCTCCAAGATGTAATTCATACGCTGGTTGTAATTTTATTTCTGTGTTTTTAAACACCGCGGTGGCAAACCCGTCATGGTCTATCACGATACCGTCTCTTGGCAACACAAACACACTCTCCTTATCGCTGGTGTTGATCAATCCCTGCACATATCGTGTCATGTATTCAGACGGATTCACACTATGTCTTGTGTTGATAAAATTTGTTATAAATGTCTCGTAGTTGTTGATGTTTTCCAATGTGCTGTATTTTTTACCAGCTAGTTTCGTGATTATGGATGCACGTCTTGTGTCACGTTCTCTATTTTGTTTATCGTGTTGCGCTCTTGTCTCGAATTTTAATCTCTCTTGTAATGCATCAGAATCCATCATGTATACTTAATCATAGAAAAAAATTGTTCACATAGTTGATTTATGAAATATACATGATATAATATTAACATCATAAAAGTGTGAAAAAACGCTACAATGATCCCTGTCAGCATTTTCGGTACACGAGTGTGAGTGTTGGTCAACTCCAAAACAG